ACGCATGGATAGAATTCTTGGTATAACTATCCATGATACCTAACAAGGCGCCAAGAAAGATATCCCAAGGAGCCTGTGCACCCCACATTTGTAAGTAGAAACATCTTTCGCAAAATTCTGGGAGTAGCATAGCAGCAATTACCTTCACTGGCAGCTCCCACTGTTGAGTATCAAGATTGAACCGGCCCTTCTTATTCTTTCTTGCCAATTTCTTCCTCTCCCTTCGTCTCTTCTTCAGGATCTTCTTTAACCAAATCAGCAACTATTGAAGCTAATTCAGGATTCTGAAGAGGTATACAAGCAAACTTGTACGGACAGTATCGACAGTTCCAATCTCCTATGATTGGTCCTGTATTAGATCCCTTCCATTTCCGGCTCTTGCCGTTTTTCCATGCCTTCCACTCAGCATACTTAGTTTTCCCTATAAATCCTTTTGAGTATAAGTCTTCAATCTTTACATCAGGATACTTATACTGATATTCAGCCGGTGGGAGAAAACTTGTGGGCAACCTACGCATTTCTTCTCCAACCCTATCCCAATAAACTTGAACTTGCTGTTTCTGTTCAGCCGTCAGTTTTTCTCTAGGAATCTCGAACTTGGGTTTGACAATACCTTGCTTCGCAAGATATCTAGTAACAGCTTCCTCTATAGGTAACTGGGATACCCCATCACTTTCAATTATCATAAGTGAGAGGTATCCCAACTTCTTACAGGGTCTAAGAAACTTCTTTCGTTCCTTCTCAGCTCGCTTCTCGTAGTCTTTGACGCATTTCTTCTGCTCAGTGGTATATTCACTAACAGGTATCAAAAATGTGGGATGAATTACCCCTTGTTCTTGAAGTGCTTTGACTACTTCAGCCTGCGCTTTGTTGAAATAATTCTGGAGCTTTTCATAACGATCATATATACTTTTCAAAGTGAAGGTCTTCTGAATTTCTCCGTCAATTATAGGATACTGGTCTCCAAGATAATCTGGTTCCGAAATTTCCACGTCGAACTCAACTGTCTCGCAGCTATCGCGCGTTTCATAGCAAATCTTCCCATAGACTTTAGCATCATCCTTGATCATATCGAGATTGACTTGCGTAACCTCGACTCGCCCTCTCTGAGTTGCCGCACGTTCAGCCAGTGCACTTGCAATAGCTTGCTTGAGAACGGCGCCCGTGCGTATCTCGTTGATATAAATGAGTGTCTGAAGCACATGCTCAAGTTTCGGCCTGCCTTTATGACCTTTGTTTCCCAAGATTTGGGAACTCGCCATGTATCCATAAATAGATTTATTCTCCACTATGACCGGCCCGCCGGTCGAAGGATCTAGGATAACAAGGTCCAGCTCAAAGGCCAGATCAATGTTTGGCACGTAGTGTCTGACCCCAGAGGCAATGTGCAGGCCGGCCTCCATAGCCTGGAACGCAACGTCTTTCTCGACAGCTTTACCGGTTCGAACACGGCGCGCTCCAACAGCATCCATCTGGCTCGTGGTTTTCTCGCCGGTAAGGCGATAGTACGTTTTCCGGTGGCATCCACCCACCACAGGCGCAACATCTTGTTCGAGCATGACAGCCGACGCTTCTGATGGCCAACATCTTGCCGATTTCGAGACATAATCATTACGCTTCTCCATCGATATAAGTGCTTTATCAAGATACGAAAAAAGATCAAACATCTGTAGGTCTCCATTTCTTGGCCAATACCAAGCGCCGCATCATGCGAATAGCTTCCTTCCGATCGGGGAACTTCCCGGTCTTCTTTCCATCAATCACAAGCCCTTCACGCATGAGCTCGGCGATCTTCTCTTCTTCCTGCTCACTCCAAATTGGTTTCGGTCGGTCTGACATAATCTCCTACGGTAGGCACGCCTTTTGGTGCTCGTCCGGTTCCTTTACAGAACCAGCAACGCATCCAATCATTGCCTGAATTAGAAGTGCGCCAACGAACAAGGCCCAGACCCTCACAAGGATGACACCTTTCTCGTGCGGGGATGCTTAGCATCTTGGTGTAATCATCAGGCTCTGGGCCTTTGATATTGAAACCATCATCATATAGCATTGTTTCTCCAAACTATTCCCCGATGGGGAGTCGAACCCCTCCAACCGCCCCAATGGCGGGTGTGCTCGTAAGACGGCAAACTAAATTGTCTATACACTCGTTACACTAAACGGGGAAAATCAAATACGAAGGGCAAGGTGGGTGGAACCAAAGCGATTCCGGTAGGGTCTTTGCCGCTTGTCACTCCAGATATCGCTCTATCAAAAGCGCTGCTTTAACCCTACAGACGGGTACTGCCTATCTATTATATCTTCATATTAGACCGAATGTGCAGTGTCCAATCCCACCTACTGCTGCCCTAAGATCATTAAACTATCGGTATCACCTTGCTCTCGCCATTCTCTACATACTCCGCCGGGCGATAAAGCCTGTCATTGACTGCTTCCCAGACCATCTCAAATATCTGACCTGGTGTCTGTTCCGGATAGACCGTAATAACGATCGTCCGATCCTGGCCGATAAGATGAGTGAGATAAGTCTGTTGAATATTGAGCTGGTCTTGCGTGTCATTCCACTTCTTGCCAGCTTGCTTATTGCCATCTCTGCGCGCGCGAGCACGCTCGAGGAAAGCATCTACATCGGATGCTACAAACAGAATAGTAATGTCTGGGATGGGCCCAAAGGCAGCCTGAAACGCCTCTAAGGCATAGGCTGGGGTCTGCTTAACATTAGCATAGGCCCACTCACTATCCGCATAGCGGTCAGAGAGGACTACCTTTCCTGCTTCAAGGGCCGGCTCAACCACCTTTGCCACATGCTGAACGTGATCAGCGAGGAAGAGGCAATCAGCCACTCCACGAGCCATGTTATGCGTCGTGACCGTGTGAAACAAAATCTGACGTAGTTCCAGGCCCAGACCGGTAGGATCGGCAGAACTACCTGGCTCTTTGGTGACCACCACATCGTAACCTTCCTCCCGCATCTTCTTGGCAAGCATCTCTATTTGAGTGCTCTTGCCAGTGCCATCTACTCCCTCCATGGTGATAAAATGTCCTTTCATTCTGATCTCCTAATATATAGTGTATAGAACAGTTTGCTTTTACCGCCCTGTGCTACCAAAGCCTTGCGCACCCCGACTGCTCTCTGAAAGAGTCCCAACTTCCCGAACAGTCCCGGGAAACACAGGAACCAATACCAGTTGAGCGATCTTATCACCAGCTTTGTAGATGACATGCCCTTCTCCTTGGGGGTCGGCTGTGTTGTGAAGGACAACGACTATTTCTCCCCGATAGCCAGAATCGACCACACCACCGAAGACGTCAATTCCTGCCTTCCCTTGGCTGGAACGAGCCTTAATGATTCCACCCCAGCCTTCCGGAAAATCACACGCCACGCCTGTGCTGATCGCAATAGTTTGCCCGGCCTGAACACATACAGTGTCCAAGGTGAACACATCAAACCCCAGATCCCCTGGATGTTGGCGTACGGGTAGTTTCGCATTTGGATTTAATCTCTTGACTTTCAGTTCCACTTGTTCCTCCTTATAGGGGGTAACTCAAATGAGCCTTGGGCGGCTTCTTTGTGGTAAATCCACGAGAAGCCTTGCTGGTAACCAGGTTCTTAGCCTTATGTATCTCTTCGCCTGGGCTATGAATCTTCTTGGCCTTCTTGGGTTTCTTCTTGTCTTCCATCATAGATTCTCCTCGAGCATTGCTTCTACTTCGTCTTTATGATCACATATATAGTTTATCACAGCTGAGCCGTGTCTCAAAGAGAAAACGTGCTCACCTAGGGCGTTCAACCCAACCGTAATCGTCTTGCCTGTTTCGGTCTGGATTACCTTCCAGGTATCCTTGGCAAGAACTTCCCACTTATAGGTCATGTTAATCCCCTTTAGTAATTACGCCTAAGCCTAGGCGACCTGGTCTTATTTCAGCCTTCCAGGTAGGATGAGCTGCCAGAAAGTCATCATAAGCATGCCGCGGTCCATCGATCGGGAACCAGTTCTCGGCAATGATTTTAGGACGAACCTCGTCACATGGCGCCACATCATGCATAAGAATCAGCCCGCCAGGCTTAACCAAAGGCATATAGTTCTTTAAGTCAGCCATGACTGATTCATAATGATGATCACCATCAATCATCAGAACATCTATGGGCTCAGTAATGACCTTGTATACAGGCTCTGGATTGACCACGCTATTTGTATGGATAAACGTCCATTGAGGGTGGTCATATATGTTGTCATACTGTGGCAAAATGTCCACACTATAGACGTGTCCACCATTCTTTTCCACTCCAACCAGGAATGCTGCGGTACTGATACCTTGTTCAGTGCCTATCTCGAGCACATTACCCTTGGCAACCTCCCTTAAGTAAGGAGAATAATCATACATTACCTGTAAGGGGTCCCCAGCCCGGTGTAAATCATAGGTATTTTGTGGGGTGGTCTTTCCCAGGATCGCTTGTATACCTGCTTCGTCTCTCCATAGCTCTACAGTCTTATGGACGGGGAAGCGTTGCATTATCCTGTCATAATGAAGCTTCAACATCCTGTATATAGCTTCATCATCAGCCTGCAAGTCCTTTGTAAAGCTATAGTTGCGAAAGCACTTCATAGCATGTCTGAATGCTTCGTGCTGGATCGTAATCTGGGGAGCATGTTCCCAATCTATTCCGGAAGGATTGAAGTAAACAGGCTTCCCATCCTTCACGTCTGCCACCATAGGATGCAACGCGAGATTGGCATGCTCAGTGTTATCGCCCGGGCCTTTCAAAACGAAAGGCACGTGCTCACCAATGTAGTTGATCAGCATATGGGCGGATATATTATCCATCCCTAGCCTATTCAATAAAGCCTTCAAGGTCTTGCCAGTGCCACCCATATCAACGATCAATGTCTTCTTGTCACCGGCAAGCTGGCGAGTATACTCTAAGTCTCCTTTGACACGGGCCACGCGCGAGGTTAGGTAATACCATACATCGTAATTAGCCCCAAGTTGATTGCGAACCCATTTCTGCATCTCCACCCAGAGACAGCCGTCTCGGCTGGATATTAGAAGGTTCTCAATACCTTTTGTCATTACCAGTCGATGAAAGTAAAGCGCTGCCATGAACAAGAATGGCACATTCATTCGTATCTGAGCCTCCGCCAGTTCCGACGCAATGGGAAAGGTCAAGCGCGCTTCACGAACTGCACCAGCAAAGGAAGGAAAACCTGCGCTTTGCAATTGTTGTTCTTCTTCGGTCCAGCGAGACCTAAGAGTTATCTCTGTATCTATACCATTCCTTAGCGGCTGGATGATATCCGAGATCGAATGGTCTCCTATATGAACCACAGGCTTGGGATTCAACGAAGACCAAACTGTTCCATCCCACTTACCGCTTGGGGTAACAATAAGCTTGTTATCCAAGTGCAGGACTTCTTTCTCAACCTTATGCGCTTTCTCCGTATCCAGATAATCGGAGATAATACAATCATCCGTCTTGACCCAGTTCAGAACCTCAACGATCGGAAAGAGCTCCTCAACAGGAGCATCGCCAGCCTTACAGCCGCTTCTGGCTGCTACTAAGGTATCAAAGAGATCGAAACTCTTGATGATACCCATGGTATGAATCTTTCTGGGCAGCTTTTCTATGGCAAACTGACGATTCTTCACAACCCGATCGATCTCGTTCTGTGGCAGCTTATTTGATAGCAGTAATTCGTTACAGACATCCAAGCATTCCTTGTAACGCTCTGTCCAATAAGCCGCAATCGCGAACTCATCCTTGCATCGCCAATCATAAAAGCTTTGATCCAGGAACAATCTATCTGCTGGAGTAGAAATCTTGCGCGCCTGCTCCGAGACCATGTAATCCAGATTCCACTTCCCAGCCTGTCGGAGATACATAGCCAGAGCTCCCAAGGATTCCGATCGCTTGGGGTAATATTCATATGCCTTTAGAAAATTAGCAATGACTTGATCAGCCGAATTACCCCGTTGGCTCCCCAATTGCGCTATCTGATAGAGGGAATACCATACTTCCTCATGCCATCCACCTAGCTCTACCCGGCGCTTATAGTTATCGATCGCCAGGGCCAACTGTCGTGCATCACGATAGCTCTGCGCCAGATAGAAGACATTCCTGGCATTCTTGGGATCCTTTTTTAGTTCCTCCTCAAGAATTGCCGCATCCTTCACAAAATATTCGGTTGGCTTCAATCGACCAGACTCTACGATTGAAACTGGCAGAAGAACACTAATTGGCTTCTCGGGATCGCAGGTAAGATATTCATGTGTTACCCCCACATGATACCAATTGTTCTTTGAATCCAAGATGAAAGGCTTCTGAAATTGAGTGCTGCCTTGTTTGATCATACTCCAATACATGTGGCCAGGCTCCAAGGTAAATTTGCCTTCAATACTTACCTTCTGATCGGCGTCCAGAAGGAGCATGAAATCTGCTCCTGACAACTTTGCCAGAGTAATAGCTTCTGTCCTATTGTGACCCCAATTGACCCACGGCCGCTCCCACAGATGACCAGGGATATCAGCCAGTTCCTTCCTTATGATATCCTGGGTTCCATCGGTAGATCCGGTATCTGTGATCGACCAGCAATCAATCAAGGGCCTGGCAGAGTCAATAGCTCTCTTGATTAGCTCCGCCTCATTCTTGACCATCATGCATAGACAAGTCTTCATATTGTTCTATCCTCGATTGGTTCTGGCAGCACCTCAACTGACTTCTCTGCCGTAGGAACAGGATGTGTTCGAATATACATACCCTGATCAATCCAGCCTGGATGCACCTTTCCCAAATCCAAGGTAAGACCCTTCAATCCTATGAGTTCCAGGATTTGATCTTGATAAATGAAAAAGGCCTCGGCATTATGAGCAAAGTGAATGAAAGCAATAGCTGGGTACCTTTCGGGACTGCCTACCTTGTCCACTGTTGTATAAAGGCCGCCGCCAAAGGGTCGAGATTTCCTATCTTCGTCCTCGGCACCAACAATTTGGGTGAACCACCCCTCCCATTCAGAGAGAGTGTTTACCACCTTGGACCTACATTGATTCCAAATCATTAGACTTCCCTCTCTTCTATGTGTTCGTCATGGGGCGGAGGAAGTAGTATCTTCTTAGCCCGGGGCTTCCTTTTCTTCTTGGGTTTAGCCTTAGATTTCTTATCCAGTTTCTTGTTCTGCTTCTCCATTTCCTTCTGGAACTCTTTCAGGGCATCTATAACATCTGCTGGGACTGGAGGCTCAGTTATAGCTGGCGGCACCAAAGGAAAGATGGGAGATTTCTTAGGCCATTTCTCATATTCCTGATAGGTATCACTCACCCGTGGGTATTCATTAGGCTTCTTGATATCCCAATTAGACATTAGATTTCTCGTTCTTCCAGGAGAGGTGCCTCATCAGGAGGTATGTTTTCCTTGTGATGGACTACGTTCTCAAATGCCTCGGCTGCTTCAACAGAGGTAAGTCCTTTATGAAAAGGATCTTTTGACTTAGGTTCATCGGGTGGATAATAATCTACATCGATGAAGTCGTCTTCCAACATATCCATTAGACGTCTCGCTCATCGTCCAGCACGTGTTCTTCTTTATCGCCGAGCTGCGCGATCTTATCCTTCGTGATAAGCTTGCCTGGATCCATAGGGATCTCTTCTAAACCAGGGATCTTGTCCTCTGGCTGAGGGGCTTCGGCTTCATCATCCTTGAATTCAACCATACCTTCTGCTCCTGTTATCGGGTCCGGAGCTACTATTGAGCTAGCTGCGGCCACGATCGTGTGAACATTGCCATTGATTTGAATCTTGTCTCCGACCTTAAATGAAACCGAAGGTGGGAAACCAGAAAAAGTATAAACATCGCCAGCTGCATCCGTGGCTGAATAAACCTTCGAGGGTTTTATTGGAGATGTGGCAGTTAACCCCCCTACTTGTGGGCCCGGCATGCTAGCCTTTGGCATAGCTATCCCCTCCACAATCTTGCTACGAGTGCCGACGTCCAATCCAGCCAATCTAACTGCCGGACAGATAGAAAGGAACTTGGCTGCCTGCTCTACAGAAATGACGCCTACATTTGTGGCGACTTCTACCAAATTATCTGGCGTAAGACCTACCGTTCCTGTCTCGAAGGTAAGCAATGCTGGCCATTTCTCAGGGACGTCCAAACCATTGATATTATACTTCTTACAGGCGGCTTTCCAAGCCGTCTCATGGCTGATTACTAAAATCATTCTTCTTCCTCTGCTGCCAGTCTCTCTTCCATTTCCTTGGTCTGGTCAATCTCATCAAGTAGACGACCGCCTACATATATTGTCGTGCCGGCAAAACAGCTGCCAGATTCCTCGTAATACAAGGAAAACTTCAGCTTGGGAAACTTCTGGGACAGTCTTTCCACAATAGGTATAGCCGGCGCCCAAGCGGTATCGAAGTAAACACAATACCCACCTCTTACCTTTCGCGTTCCACACACCTCAGCACCCCACTTGGTGCCCCAGTTTGCAATGCACCAACTATACCACTTACCAGTATGCCTGCCAAACTCATTGAACATCCGAATGACGATCGGCATAGGCTTGATAAGGTTGAAGTCAAATTCCGTGTCCTTCACATACTGGATGAGCTTGCCAACGCCACGTCCAGTAACCGTAAGGTTGTTCGAACACCAGTTAGGCATCAGACTATCCTGTCTTCCAACTCACAACGGCCAGACATCAACTCGGCCAAGAAGTCCGACTCTGTTCCATTCTTTGGCATAAGAACACGAAGGAGATCGTTCTTGGTGATATAATTGACATAGACTGCCCACTTTTCTGTGTTTGAGACCTTCGTGACGATACGCTCACAGGTTACAATGGCAAGGGCAGGATAGTTTTCTGGTTCTTTCCAGTCACTAAGCTGCCAATTTTGATACTCTTTAGCAAGGCCCATTAACTGTTCGTAACGGGCCTTGCTCTCAACGACCATGATATTCATTAGATATCCCGCGGCTCCGCGAGTGTTCCTTCGTCGAAGCCGGTCTTGATGGATTGCATGATCGCCCCTTTATTCTGTGCACGTTCCTTCCAATCATCCGGGCAATAACCCAGGTGGTTGACATACAACAGAGATAGGTCGATCATCCTTTCCACTTCTCGGGTAGATGGCAGCACATCATGAAACGCCTGGTTCCAGTCCTCGAGGCTAACAGTCGGGCGATTGGCGAAGCAAGCGTTGTCAATGGCTTCTTTCAAAACCACTTCCATCTCAGCTCCGGTCCAGATTCTTGCGTCATGAAGCAACTTACCAATACCATTATCATGAGACGTAATAGTCTCCTGCAGCTCTTTGGCGAACCTGAAATCCTGCTTCTTGGTCAGGGCCTTCAAGATCTCCAGCCGACCTTTGGCATCTCCAGATGCCGGGGGTAAAGCAGGAAGAACAGCATCAAACCTTCCGCTTCGAATCAGAGCAGTATCCAATAAATCCGGACGGTTCGTAGCGCCAACTACGACGATACGACCAGACCTTGATTCATCGGACAGCCATGTCATGATCGAGTTGAAAACTCGCGAGCTCGTGCCAGAATCACCAACGGAGGTGCGCCCGGCAGACAACACCGACTCCAATTCATCAATAAACACGATGACAGGAGCCGCAGAGTCAGCAGCTTCAATGAACTTCTGTGTATTGCTTTCAGTTTCACCTACGAGACCTCCAAACAATCGCGCGAGATGCGCGATCATAAAGTTTACACCGGCTTCCTTCGCCATAGCCAAAGTGATGGCTGTCTTTCCAGTGCCCGGAGGCCCGGTGAGCAATACACCTCGGGAACACGTTCGCTTGTCGCCCTTTTTGAGCGGAGCGATAATCTTCCGCTGAAAGTAGCGCTTAAGATGCTCGTGTCCACCGACCTTATCGAAGCCGTGCTCAGGTTCACGGAAGTCAACAAGCCCGCCATACTCTTCCTCCAGTGCCTTGGTCTTCAAAGCCCTGACTAATGGAAAGTCAATAGGCTCGTGATCAAGCGCTGCCCGCATAAAGATGTTCTCCATCTGCTTGCGGGATAAACCGGCAGCCTGAATAGCAAACGTGTGATGATCAAATCCCGTAGCATACTCAAGATGAGTGACATCCTTGCCACCCAACTTCTGAGGCATGCCTTTCTTGGCGCGTTCCTGCAGGCTGGCATCAAAGTTGTTCAGCCATTCCTCCCGGTCTTTCAGCGAGGGCTTTGGAATCGCGATCGCCCGGACACCAGACTCTCCACCACGAATAGATTCGTGGATATCGGAGATGTGTCGCGTGACTATGATAACTCTATTCTTATTACCAAGGGCTTCGTCCCGCGCCCAGCTACGGACATTGACGATAGGTCCCCGGTCTCCCAGCAATTGAGACATTTGTCCTGCTGGGAAGATAGCATCACCATCAAAGAAGACGATCGTGAACAATGGATCTGGGAGCTTCGTCCCCTTCTTCGTGGCGTCCACCTTTTGATTGGTGGCGTGTAATCTCTTGGAAGCAGTGAACCAAATGTTGAGAGTATTTAGAGCCGACTCTAAATTAATAGGCTTCTCTAAATCTTTCACATTCTCTTCTGCCTGGGGATCCTGTGTGGAAGGCACCAGGTCTTTTATATACTGCTTCATAATACTGCGCCAGATGTTCAATCCTTCTGGGCTGGCAAACTCCAAGCCATTGGACATCGTATAATACGCGAGAATACGATTGACTTTGGCAACCTCTTTCTTCTGTTCATCATCCTTGCACTCCAGCAACATCGTGGGAGTGTCACAGGACAAAGCCAGAGCCCGGCGGAGATCTCCGCGCCTCCCAGAATTGTTTGGGAAGTCATTCACGTTGCCACTGAAGATGAAAACGTGGGCTTCTTTTGCTCTATACGAATCGAAAAACGTCTGGACAAATACAGGATGTTCA